ATAAGTGACCACAGTTTCTTCCCCAAACTTTTTAGATAGAGCTTCTTGAATATCAAAAATACTTTTACGATAGTTTGCCCAGATAATAATCTTACCTTCTACTTCTTCAATTGCATCTAGCATTTCGGATAGTCTATTGTTTTTTAAAGGTATCTGTTGTCCGTCGTCCGTGGGCAAATATCCACAAGTAATCTGATGGAGTCGAAGTAGCATGGTCATTGTATTCGTGACCGATAGAGTTTCATTTTCTAATTGTGTAATGGCAAAGGTCGATAGATCATTGTAAGCTTTCTGCTGCTCCACTGTCATTTCGATATATCTTGGTTGATATAATTTAGCTGGAAGATCTAAACAATCTTCTTTTAAAACTCGAAAAGAAAAGGTACCAAGTTTTACCGATAGCTCATCTAAGTTTCTAAATCCAACAATATGAGGGAAGGCATGAGTAGAAGTATGTCGCTTCACTTCAATTGCATACCTAGATTTATACGCATAGTAAGAACTAAATCCTAATAGGTCTTCATCTAAAAAATGACATTGAGAATAAAGATCCAGGGGATTTTTTGTAACGGGAGAACCCGTTAGTATTCTTCGATACTCTGCAAGTTTACAAATCTTTAAAATGTTTTTTGTTCTTTTGGCAGTAGTGCTTTTGATCGTGGTGCTTTCGTCAATGGCCATTAGACTCCTGGTTGTTAGTAAATATTTATCTAAGAATTGAACAGAAGGTAAGTGAGCCAGAGCTTCGACATTCATTAAGAAAATATCTAAGCCATCAAATGTAGTAAAAAGTTTTTTTAAATTTTCCTCATCTTCTTTTTTTCTTGAACTAGGAGCCACCCAGGTGGTGACCCTTGTAGGAATATGATCGGGTAGATGAGCAGGTAATTCCAATCGTTCCCAGTTACGATACACCCCTTTAGGTGCGATGATAACTGCTGCATTTATTTTGCCGGCGTCATAGAGCATGGCAATATTATCAATTAATACTTTTGATTTACCTGTCCCCATTTCCATGAAGTAGGCAAAGTTTGTTTTATCCCAACTACAACCTAATGCTTGTAATTGATGATTAAACGGCTTCGTTTTAAAATTCGGATACATAGTTTTAACTTTCTAATTCCTACTATATAGGAAAACTTATATCGTTGTCAAATCTTTTGCACCACAGAAAGAAGACATGTAGATATTTTCTTTTTCAATTTCTTTATAAATCTTTACAGATGCTATACGACATTCATTTAAAGAGTCATACACTTCGCCCATAGGTATTTGAATACAAGTCCTTTCTATTGGCATAGAAGGATCGTTTATACAAAGCCATATAATCATAATGTATTTCATAGTTGCAAACTCAATTTAAATAATTTAAATATTATAAATATAATTGAGAATGTTAAAACACCTAGATTTATTTAGTGGAATAGGCGGATTTTCTTTAGGATTAGAATCTGCGAAAGTAGCAAAAACAGTTGCATTTTGTGACTTTGATGACTACTGCCAAAAGATTTTAAAAAAGAATTTTCCGAATGTTCCTGTCTATGGAGATGTAAAGGAATTAAATTATGACAAACTTAAAGCAGATGGAATTGATACCATCGACATCATCACAGGAGGCTATCCCTGCCAACCTTTCTCCGTTGCAGGAAATCAAAGAGGCATCGAAGATCCGAGACACGTCTGGCCAGAAATGTTTAGACTTATCAAAGAGCTCCGACCTACTTGGGTTATTGGAGAAAACGTTGGTGGACACATTAAACTCGGTCTCGACTCCGTACTCGAGAACTTGGAGAGTGAAGGCTACTCCGCAAGGACGTTTAGTATTTCAGCTTCTAGCATCGGTGCCAACCACAAAAGAGAAAGAGTCTGGATTGTGGCTTACTCCGAACGTAATGGACTCGCTTCCACCAAGAACGGAAGAGGCATTGAAGAAGCAGTACGAAAAGAACAGGAAGGGCAGAACAACTCACTCAACTCTGAGAGAGCAAGTAGCTTATCCGAAACCAAGTCAGATGTGGCCAACACCGAACGCATGGGACGGACAGAGAGGGCCAAGGAGTCAGAAAAACTTGAAAGAAAAAAATCATCAGATCAATCTGATAACTGCGGTGAAGGATGCGGAAAGTGCGAATCCTGTTCACATGTGGCCAACTCCGACGAGATGCAACGACAGTATCTATGTGGACAAGAGTCCGAACAGACACAAAAGACATTCGAGAGGATTAGCGAGCGAAGTGGAACACAGAATGATGTGGCCGACTCCGAGATCGGCATTCGGAATGAACATGACTCTCAATCAGAACATAGCAAACCTTCGTCACAAGAAATATTTGGAAACGGAAGTAGCATATCAGGAGTCAGCGCCTGGTGGTCAGTTGAACCCGACGTGGGTCGAGTGGCTCATGGGGTACCCAACAGGGTGGACAGACTTAAATGTTTAGGCAATTCTGTTGTACCTCAAATACCTTATGTGATAGGATTATCTTTGAAAAAGATTATAGAAAACAATGAGTAAAGTATACGTGACAACGAATACGAGACTGCCTAATGGTGGGTATCGTGATATTTCTGATGCGGAAAGATTTGGCATTCCTTATGTCATGTTCGAAAACCCCAAACAAATTCAGGTAAATTCCTCACGATTTGTTTTTTCTTGCGAACAAAAATTAAAAGATTTCACTTCAGATGATTATTTATTATTGATGGGGGATCCCGTTTTAATTGGTATTATTTGTGCAGTAGCTGCAAAAAAAACAAATAATAATTTTAAAGTCTTGAAATGGGACAGAGAAAGTAGTATATATATTCCTATAACAATAGAATTAAAATAAGGAGAATAAAATGGGTCTATTAGATAAAGCGTATGAGCAGTCTAAGTTAAATACTTTAGACAGTTCACAAGTCTCTGATGTAGGTGAAGCTTGTAATGAACTAGATGATGTTCGTAAAGCAATCGCTAACAAAGAAGAAGAGATTAAAAAACTCAAAGATAGAGAATATCAATTAGAGAATGAAGTCATTCCTAGTTTCTTTGAGACTGCTGGTGTTTCCTCTATTACATTGATGGATGGTAGTAAAGTTTCTATCAAAGATCAAACCAGGGCAAACATCACAATGGAAAATCAAGATTTCTGTTTTGATTGGCTGAAACAAAAAGGTTTAGATGACATCATTAAAAATGATGTTGTGTTGACATTCGGCCGTGGACAAGATTCCGATGCTACTAATCTTATTGGCGAGCTACAAGATCGTGGTTTATACCCTAGCAATAAGAAGCATGTACCATGGAATACCTTAGCTAAATTAGTAGAAGAGCAGATTGGAAAAGGATCAATGCCATCTGATATTCAAGCTAAGTTCGGGGTGTATGCCCAGAAGAAAGTAAAGATTGATCGTAAATAAAAATAAAAAGGAAAAATAAAAAATGAACAATACAAAAGCAAATGGTGCAGTCACCACAAAGACTGAAAAGCTACCTGCTCTGAACTTCGACAACCTCGAACAGTTCGCAGGTACTGGACTAGATAACATCACAACAGATGATATCGCAACACCAAGATTAAAAGTCTTGGCACAAATGTCTCCAGAGTTAGAACAAATTGAAGGTGCTAAAGCCGGAATGATTTTAAACTCTGTGAGCAAAAAAGTATATTCAGGACAAAACGGAATTAAAGTCGTTGTCTGTGGATATGAAAAAGTATGGTTGGAATGGACAGATAGAGGCAAAGGTGCTTCTGCTCCTGTCAATATCTTTTCAGCGAAAGATAAACCAACTAACGCAGTGCGTGGAGATGACGGAAAATTCCGTCTTGAGAGCGGCAATTATTTAGAAGAATGTGCAAACTTTTATGTACTTCTTTTAAATGGTGGAGTAGCCCCAGAGCCTGCAATCATATCAATGAAAGCAACACAGTTAAAAGCTGCAAGAAGTTGGGCTTATGGTTTAAAGAATGAATTTATTCAAAATCCTAAAACTAAAAAGCTATTCTTAGCACCTTCCTGGTATCGTGTTTATGATCTAACTACAATCAAACAATCTAATGACAAAGGTCATTGGTATGGTTGGGTTGTTAATAAAGGCGATTTCCTAGATAGCGAAGCTACATTTGATATGGCTGCGAACTTCAATGAGTCAATCAGAAAAGGAATTGTTAAACCTAAGTATGATGATGAAGTTGAAACTTCAAATAGCTCTGAGGATATTCCGTTTTAATGAGCGAAAGGGTCTCTAAATTTAAAGAGATCTTCCTTGGTTTGGAGCGTGCCTATGGTACGTTCCAACCTAGTGAGAGCTATCGAGAAGACAATAAAGCAGAGGGTAAATCTTTTATCCATAAGCAACAGATAGCAGAAAGTCTTTGGGAAGATCATCTAAATGGTTCTTGGCCTAGCCTGGGCATTTTCCCTATTAATGATGAGGATAAATGTCGTTGGGGTTGTATTGATATAGATCAATATCCCCTGGATCATGTTAGCATTGTTAGAAAATTAAAAGAAAAAAGTTTACCTTTTATTGTCACTAAATCAAAAAGTGGTGGCGCACATTTATTTTTATTCTTTAAAGAATATGTTCCTGCCGGAGCAGTTCAGAAAAAGATTAGAGAGTTAGCTTCGTTAATGGGCCTTGGTCATTGTGAGGTTTTTCCTAAGCAAGATAAATTAATTAGAGAAGGGATTAATCCTAAAGATTGGGAAGTAGGAAGTTTTTTAAATTTGCCTTACCATAATGGATTTAATTTCTCAGATCGACATGCCTTTAGTGAGGAGGGCAATGCCTTATCCTTAGACGAGTTCTTAAAAGAAGTAGAACAGAAATCTTTAACCTTAGAACAATTAAAAAAATTATCTTTAACAAATGAGGAATCAGAATTTAAAGATGCACCTTTCTGTATTGAAGCATACCTAACAGAAAATAAAAAAGTACAAGCAGGCAGTAGAGATAGTTTCTTATTTCAGTATGCTGTTTACGCAAAGAAAAAATACGGGGAAGATTTTGCAGAAGAAGTACAAAAGTTTCATCACAAATATTTTGAGGACCCCTTATCCCCTAAACAATTAGATAAGATTATTAAACAGGCAGATAAAAAAGATTGGGGCTATAAATGTAAAGATCAGCCGATGTGTTCTTTTTGTAATAAGCCTAAATGTAGAATTAGAAAATATGGTGTAGGTGATAGTAATGTTATTACAGATATTGGTAATGTGGTTCAGCATGGAGATGATGCCGATACTATCTACCACATAACTTTAAATGAAGAACATCGATTAGTTTTAAATGTAGAAGAATTATATGACCAACATAAGTTTAGAAAAAAATGTTTAACAAAGATTGCTTCCATGCCTTCGATGATGAACAGAGATGATTGGGACGCTTTTGTTTTAAATGTGGTATCAAAAGCAGTAAAGGTTGCTCCCGACTTTGAAGTGACACCAGAAGGACAGTTTAAAACTATTCTAACTAAATATATTTCTAACCAAGGTAATGCCATGGAGATACAAGACATTCTCAGTGGTCAGTGTTTCGTGGACGAAGAAGAAAACAAAGTGTACTTCCGGTTAGATCAGCTTCAAGAATTTATGAAGAATAGAAGATACACACAATTAACAGGTATTCAGTTAGGTATTTTCCTAAGAGAATTAGGGGGAGATAGCGCTAAAAGAAAGATTGGTAATAAAAAA